TCAGCCTGCGCCGCCGCCCCATCCTTCCGCGCCTGGTCCACCCGCCGCTCCACCCGGGCGGCCAGCAGCCACTCCACCAGCAGCAGCGTCAGCACTGCCCCCGCTAACTTCCACGCCCAAGCCGGCACCCGCCTCAGAACCATCAGAACGCCCATATATACCTCCAAAGTCGTTGCCCGCCGTCACGCTCGCCTGCCACCGCAGCGCCGCCGCAAAGCCGGCCAGCCCGGCCCAGTGCGCCGCCATCAGCAGCCCGAAGCCCTGCGCAGCACTCATCACGTCAAAGCCCATCGCCACGCGCCCGCCCGCCGCCATCCACACCAGCGCGAGGAAACTCATGCTCATCGCCAGATCGATCAGCGCAAAGGCCAGCCCCCAGATGCGGATGACCGAGGGCGTCGTGCCATCCTTGGCCGTGGTCAGGCCGCGCAGCAGCCGGCCCAGCCCCCTCACTGCCCGCCGATCAGCGCCGCCGCGCGCCGCGTGCGCGCCACCCTGTCCGCCAGCCCGATCGGGGATTGCGGGGCCCGCGCATCGCCCCGGTTGATGAGGTTCGACAGCCGCCGCACATCATCGGCATCGGCCCAGCCATGGCACCCCACATGCGCCCAATAGGCAGCCGAGAGCCGCAGCGCCGTGGCCGGCTCGGCCGCAAGGTCCGGCTGCTGCATCAGCGGCACGCCGGTGATCTGCTGCAGCCAGGCGTAGTTGTTCGCCCCGGTGATCATCTTCAGCCCGCGCCCGCGAAACCGCCAGCCAGCGCCCCGCCAGCTGTTGCCCATCCGCCCGCCATAAACGTGTTCGGCGAGCAGCTCGGGCTGCCGCACGAACGGCATGGCGTCAGCAACGGTGGGGAACCGGCTGGGCCACACCTCCCGGATCCGCGCCGCCGAAGTATAGTTCAGGCTCTCGACCAGCCGCGTGAAGCCAAGGCTCTCATGCGCATTCTGCCCCAGCCAGTGCCCCAGCCGCGTTTGCGTGGAGAGGATCCCGGCCGGCTGCAGCGCAGCGAACGCCGCCGCCCCCAGCGGCACCGCCAGCCGGTCCGCTCCCATCGCGCGAAACAGGGCGGCAAAGGTCACCGGCCCCGGCAGTCCATCCGCCGCCACACCGAGCCGCCGCTGCACCACTGGCCATTCGACAGCCGCCGGCCGCATCACGGCTCGGCACGCGGCGGCTGGTCACCATCGCGCTCGGCCAGGTCCGCACCCGGAGCCGGCGGCCGGTGCCGCCACGAGCGCCACACAAGCAGCCCAGCGACCACAAGCACGATCAGAAAGATCACGATCATATCAATCTCCACAGTCAGTCCTCCTCATCCACGAGCGACCAGATCACCGCTCGAATCTCTTCCACCGTCTCGGCTGCATCGATGCGCGCCTTCAGCACCCGCGATCGCTCGTGCACGGCACTCACCCAGGCCGCGACCGCCACACCGGCAACCGCCACCGCCTGCGCATCTAGTTTCACCTCGCTGTCATCGGCGCGCGTCCAGTCAACCGAAAAGGCGCCCCCCTGCTGCGTCGCCAGCATCGCAGTGGTCACAGCACCGTTGAGCATCCCCCGGCTTTCGGCATCGCTGTCGAAGCGCCCGCTCGGCGTGTCCACGCCGCCATCGCGCGCTGCGTCGCGGGCACCGTTGATCAGCGCCCGCTGCACCGCCCGCACCGCCGCCAGATCGGGCACCAGCGCGCCCTCCACCACAAGCCAGGGCGTGTCAGCAAGGCCCTCGGGCGCCTCCTCCGCCACCACGAGCCACTCCGGCCCCATGCCGCCCATCGTCTCCACAAAGCGCAACTCGCCGGTTTCGTCGTGCACGATCGCAATCATGAGGCCACCGCCGATCCGCCGCCGCCGAAGCTCGCTGTCACGCCGCCAAAGCCGGAGCGCAGAAGAAACTGGAACTGGTAGTTTCCCCCCGCCGTCAGCCCCGATTGCGTGCGGTTGACCTCGATGATGCCGAACTCAACATCATCGGCGCTCACCGAATGGAAGCCCTCGCCGCCGGTCACATCGGCAAAGGTGCCGCCGACGATCCGCCACTGCCATTTGCCCGCCGCGCCCAGCACCACGCCCGGCGTGCCGCTGGTGTAGGAAGCCGCCGCTGCCAGCGCCACGCTGCCGCCGCTGCCCGCCGTCACCGTCAAGTCGAGCGCCGGGCTGCCGTAGCTGGTGCTCGAGGTGAGGAAGCTGATCGTCCCCGAAGCCGAGCCCGCACTCCCCGAGCCACCGCCGCCGCTCGTGGGCGGTGCCTCGCGCTGGCGGATCACGCCCATCGTCGCGGGATAGGTGACACCGGCATAGACCGCCTGCACGTCCACCCGCCCATCGCCCGAAATCGCGGTGATGGTGAGCAACCCGGTCGATCCGCCGATTGTGGCAGTATTGCTGTAGGAAACGCTCGACCAGGCGGCCGAGGTGGTGACGTCAACGCCCCCCACCCGCAGCCGGAACTGCGCCTCGCGGGGCAGCTGCCCCGCGAGAGCGGTGAACGCCGAATCAGTGCGGATAACCTGTGTCGCCGCCGGCACCGCCACCGGCGCATTCGCCGCGGTCACATCGGCATTGTCCGCCGGCCGCCCGGTGCCGCTCACGGTCGCCCATGTCGCGCGCTGCGAGGCCACGGCGACATTCGCATCCGCCATGTCATCACGCGCATCGAAATAGGCAGCGAAGGCGGCGGCGAAGGCCGAGCGCGAAATGCTGGTTTTGACGTTGGTGTCGATCGCCACCGAGGCGAGGTAGCTGATGAGCGCGTTGTACGCCGAGGTGTAGGCCGAGCTGCTCACACCGAAGGTCGCGGCGCGTGCCAGCAGCACCGGATATTCGATCTCGATCGCATCGCGCAGCGTGCGAACCTGAAGCTTCTCGGGCACCGAGAACATGCCATCGCTGGCGATGTCGCCCAGCGCCACCAGCGCCGTTGTCGCATCGGCCTTCGCCGTGGCAGCATCCGCCACCAACGCCGCCGCCTCCTGCCCGCCCACCATCGTGCCGGCAGGCGCACCAACCGTGGCGCCGGACTGCGCATTCGGACCGGCCGTGAACGGCGGGTGCAACGCCTGCCCGGTGACCGCACTCGTTACCATCGGCTCGGAGATCGCCAGCGTCATGGCACCTGCGCCGCTGGTGATCGCGAGAAGCTCCAGCCTCATCGCGACGGCAGTGGCTGGCATCACGATGAAGCCGGTAGTCAGGGTCGCCGCTCCGATAGCACCGCTGCCGAACGCAATTGTCTCGAAAGCGAAGCTGCCATCGGCGAGCCGGATGACAGCGCGGAACAACCAGCTGCTCACGAAGCCGAAGGCATCGACGCGCCCCGATACGGAGAGGCGCTCAAGGGCGCTCACGCGCATTTCGCCTGCCGTAGTGCTGCCGATGCTGATCAACTGTGCGCTTGCAGTCGCGGTCACAAAGGCCGCATAGAAACGCCGGTTTTCGAAATCGCCATCGCCTTCGGTGAAGGCCAGCGAGAACGGGTTGAACAGCACCCCCCAGCCCTCGGTCTTGCGCTCCATGCGGCTGAACGGCACCCGGTTGCTGTTCGCCGCCGCCACCAGGTTCGCGCCCGCGTCCGCCGTGCTGCGGTCGAGCCGCACGATAGTGATGCGGTCGGTAATGCCGGAAAGCGTGGCTTCCACCGTCACCTGCCGGTTCGCCCCGAAATCGCCGATCGCCAGCGTGCGGCTGTTGCCGCTGCCCGCCACCGTCACCGATGGCGAGGCGCTGAAGGTGGCGGTGCCCGAAAGGTTGGTGAGCGCAGCGGTAAGCGTAATCGTCTGGCTTCCCGGCGTCGCCACATTGTCGAGGAAGATGAACCCCTGCGAGCTCGCGCTGAGCTGCAGGTTCGGCCCCTCCACCCCGCGCAAGGTTTTGCTCAGCGTGTAGGTACGGTCATAATTCAGCCCCGCCCAGGCCGCGCGCAGCGTCGCGGTGGCCTGCGTCACGCCGGGATCGGTCACCGTGTAAACGCCAGTGCTCGCATCGATGGTAATCCAGCTGGTGGCAGGCGTGGCGGCGGCGATGCTGAACACCGGCGTCAGCACGGTGGTGCCGCGCGTCAGCCGCATCAGCCCGCCGGCAGCGGTGTAGCTGCCCGCCGAACCATCCGCCTCGGTGGCCACCGAATGGTTTTCGTTCGTCACCTCGATGGTGATGCCGGGAAGGCCATCTGCACCGGGCACGCCGGAACCTGCCGCCGCCACGAGCGCCCAGCGCGCCACGTCCGGCGGCGCGTTGCCGATGCTGTTCGACACGATCAGCTGATAGGTGGAGCCGGCGAAGATCACCGAATCGCCGAAGACATAGGTTGCCCCGGCGTTGTAAGTGCCGCGCGGGTTGTTGCGGGTGGCGCCCTGCTCCACGCCGAGCGGCACGATCGGATACTGCGTCCCGTCGAACAGCACCGGAGCGGGCACCACCACCGGGCCTTCCTCGCCGCCGTCGCCGGCGTAGATCACCGGGTCTTCCTCGCCCAGCTGCATCTCCACATCACCGCTGGTCATTTCCAGTCTCTGGCTCAGCACCCGGAATTTCTTGGCCACGAAGTTCAGCTGCGGCAGCGTCAGCGTCACGATCTTGCCGCGCCGTAGCAGCAGCGCCCTTGGTCCGAAGATGCCGGTGAAGATCCCGGGAAACTGCGCACTCTGCGCAATGCCGCGCGCCAGCCGCGTGGCCCGCCGCCCGTCCTGCACCGCGCCGAAGTCCGCCGGCCGCACCCGCTCCACCCCATCGGGGCTGGTGAGCACGATCGGCGCATAATCATTGAGCTGGTAAAGCCCGGTGGCGGAGCCATCCACAAACCGGCCGCGCACGATGTTGAAGGTCTCGCTCAGCTTCAGCGCGGGCACATAGCTGCCGGACCCGGTGATGTCGTCGGGCCCCAGCGCCAGCGCCACATCGGCCAGGTCATTGTGGCGGATGCGCATCGCAATCCGCCCGGTGCTGTCATCGATCTCGCCCTGGCACGCCGTCATCAGCACATCGAGCTGGCCGGACACCGGCTGGTCATCGCGGAAGACCGCGCCGCTCTCGTAGCGCTTCTGGCTGCCACCGCCCGAAAGCGAAATCACCTCATCGCAAAGGTTGGCCGCCGCAGCAAAGCTCGCCACATTGAGCCGCGCCGGGCTGGCCGAGCCGCCCACCAGTCGCTGGCCGTTCTTCCACCAGCCCCGGCAGTTGCTCAGCGCCTGCAGGGCCGTGTTGCTTCCCAGCACCGTGCCGCCATCCACAAATTGCCAGGTGGTGTTGTCGTTCAGGCGGTGGCTGCCGCTGCCGCCGGCGGTGCTGTCGCGGCGCGGATCATAAACCGGCATCCCGTCGCCGATCACCACCATCTGCCCCGGCAGCCCGCCCGGCAGCGGCGAGGTGGTGGTTTTCGTGTTGCCGCTGCGCTTCACCCGGATGTGGCTGTAGCAAAGACCGATGGCCTTCTGGCTCGCCGCACTCCACCCGCCGAAGGTCACCCCGTTGGCGGCGGTGCCTTCCAACCTCACCGCAACGGTCAGATAGCCCGCGAATTCACCCTGCACCCCGCCGGCCGCCGTCCAGGCCAGCTTCCCGTCGAAATACATCTCGCGCACCGCGTGGCAGCGGTGGGAGGCATGGCACACGATGGCATCGACATATTCCTCATCGGTGCCGGAGAACCATAGGTAGAGCACATCAGTGTGCATCGCAGTGGTGCCAAACACCGTGCCCCGCTGCACATTCGCGTTGAGGCTGGGGCTCAGCCGCCCGAGCGTTGCCCCGCTGATCGGCGGCGTCTTGGCAAAGATCGCCCCCACCCCGGAAAGGATCGAGCCCGCCGCGATCGAGAGTGCCGCCGTGGCCAGCACACCGGCAATGCCGCCCGCCACCGCGACCGTCGCCGCCGTGGCGCCCACCGCCACCGTGAGCGTCGTGCCCGCTACCACGGCGGTTGTGCTGGTGGCGACCAGGCCGGGGATCACCGCCGCCCCGCCGGTCAGCACGACCGCGCCGATAATCAGCGCGCCGATCGCGATGGGCTTGAGAATCTTGCCCATCAGCCTTCGCCCTCGAAAGGCACATGCCAGCATACCGGGTCTAGCAGCTGGCGGGGCACCCGCACCCAGCCATGCCCCATGATCCGCGCTCCCCAGCGAGTCTCCATCACCGGCGCATCATCGGCGGCGCGCCCCACGAACAGCCCATGCTCGGGCAGCAAAATTCCCACCGCCCCTTCGAAGCCGCAAATGTCCCCGCGGTGCCCGAGCATCACCGGCACCGGCTCGCCAAGTGCTGCCGTGAAGGTCGCGGCGATGCTCCCCGCCCCGAAGCGCCGCAACGCGCGCGCAGCGCCCCGGGCGGTGCTGTATCGGCCTCGTAGCGGCGTGGTGTAGTCTCGGCCCGTCATCGCCGCCACGGCGGCCCCGGCCATCAGCCCGCAATCATGCTCGCCCCAGCGGAACGGCGTTTCGGCATGGCGCTCGATGAAGTCGCCGAGCCGCTCCTGCCAGTTGGGAAAGCGCACCGGCATCATTGGCCCCGAAATCATGGGATGAACCTCTGCTCGAAGTACGGCACCACCTGCCGCTCGAATTCGCTGGGAGCGGTGCCGCCGATGCCGCGCCCGCGCGTCAGGCCGGAGGCTGCCGCCAGCATCGCGCTGGCAATGTCGTCGCTCGGGTCCACCCGCGCCTGGTCGAGGTAGCTGCTGTTCCCCGCCTCGGCGAAGATGGCGCTCTCGCTCTCGATATCGAGCACGATCGTCTGCGAGCTGCCATCGAAGCCGATCTTCGGCACGCCCATCGGCCCGGTGTGGATGCGCTTGACGCTGATCACCGCCTGGCTGGCCGGATCGAGCACCGCGGCCCACACCGCGGCGGGCCGCCCCTGCCACCGGCTCTTGTCGCCGATCGCGTTCAATTCGGCGGTGTCGATGCCGGTCAGGCCGGAAAGGATGAAGGTCATCCCCGCCCCGCCGCCCGGCTGGTGGAACACCTCGCTCACATCGAGCACATTGTCGATCTTGCCGAAGGTGAAGCCCGCCAGCAGCGGATCATCCACCAGCACATCGAATTGCAGCGGCCGATCGGCATTCGTCACCCGCAGCGGCAGACTCGCGATATCGAGGAACACAATCCAGCGGACGTTGAGAATCTGCGCCTCAAGTGCTGCAATGCCCGCGCTGTTGAAATCATCCACTAAAACGCCTCCTCGCAAGTGAAGCTCAGCGGCTGGTAATTCTCGAGCAGATCGGCCCAGCCGAGCGTGGCGCCGGTAATCCGCATCGTGCCAACGGGCGATGCAACCCGCACGGCGGCGGTGGCGATGGTGTTCACGTCCACCTCGGGGCCAACGAAGATGCGTGCCAGATTGGGGTCGGCCCCGAACTCCGCCGCGCCGGCCAGCACATCGGCCTGCACCACATGCAGCCGGCCGGCGTGGCTGATCGTCATGCCTGCCTGCATCACCACAGCCGGGGAGGGCCGCGCCCAGCCGGCCGTCACTATGCTGGCGCCCATGTACGGACCGCCGATGATAGCAACCGTCGCCGGCGTCACCGTCGCCTGCTCGCCCGGCTTTACCGCCGGCAGCTCGAAGGTGTTCACCCGGCCCTTGAGCGCGGTGAAGAAGCGCTTCCATGCCCGCGCCTCCACGGCGTTCTGCACCGAAAGATCGACCTTCGCGGAAAAGCGGGTGCCCGGCTGCATCAGGATCTTCGTTCTCTGGGTGATGATCGACCGCGAGCTGATCGAAGGGTCGCTGATCTCCCAGGTGATATCCCGGGTGCCAACGGTGGGGAGCGGAATCAGCGCCATCAGCGCCTGCCCCCCGGCAGCGAGCGCCGGCCGAGCGTGCCGAGCGTCTCGGTTTTCGATGCGTTCACGAGTGCCGGCGCCGCCCGCAAGATGGCACGGGTGGCAATCTGCTCCACAAGTGCCGGATCGGTCGAGCCGCGCGCATCCACCGTCACGAAGATTTGCGGCCCGCCGCCGCCGCCGCCCAGCTTGTGGTTGGGAATGATCGTGCCGGGCACATCGGGCACGAACAGCTCAATGCCGCGCTCACCCACGATGCTGGCCTTGCCCATCGGTGGCCGTCCGCCCTCGGCAAAAAAGCCGCCGAACGAGCCGAGGCCCGGCACCGCCGCGTTCAGCCCGGCGCGGAAAAGCGTGCTGATGCCGCTTTGCAGGAAGGATGCCCCGGCGCGCTTGAAGCTGTCTTCCAGCGCATCGCCCAGGCTGTTAGCACCCACCACCCAGCCAGCGATGCCGCCCGAGATGTCGTCCACGAAAAAGCTGGTGTTGCGAAAGATGTCGTCCATCGCCTGCCCGAGAAAATCGACTTCGGGCTTCAGCTTGGCGAGGTTGGCCTCATACTCCGCCGATGCCGAGCGCGCCCGCTCCTGCGCCGCCGCCAGCGACTCGGCAGCACTCCGTGCCCGGTCGATGTCCGGTAGCAGCGAGCCCTGGCTGAAATCATCCGGGCTGGCGCCGAACACATCGCCCGCACGGATCTGCGCCGCGGTGCGCCCGCCGTAAACGTCCTTCGGCACGGCGGCGGCACGGGCTTTTGTGGCGGAGGTCTTCGTCGGCTTGAGGCGGGGATCTGCAACCGCCTCACCCCGCCGCGCGGCAGACACTGTGATCGTCGGGTCTTCGCCATACTTCTGGCGAAACGCTTCCAGCCGCTGCTCGTAAATCACCGTGCCCTGGTTCAGCCCGGCAAGCGTCTGCTCATCTCGCGCCCGCTGCGCCTCACGCCCGGCACCTGCTCCGGCTGGTGCAATTCGCGTTTCCACGCCCAGCGCCGCATCCACCGCGCGCAGCGCCTTGCTCAGATAATCCTCGGCCGCAGCACCCGCACGGCTGAAGGCGTCGATCGTCTCGGCCGCCCAGATAATCGCCTTGTTCTGCCCGGCCGCGAAAAAGGCGTCGATCTTCTCGTTCGCATCCGCCAGCCGGTCGAGATATTCCTTCTGGATCACCGCCCCGGTCTCCCGGAATCGGTCCTCCTGTTCCTTCACCGCATCGGAGCCGCCCTTCAGCGCCGCCGCCAGCGCCGGCCCGGCCTTGCGGCCCACCACATCTGTCACATCGGCCGCAAACGCCGCCTGGCTGTTGTAGCGCTTCACCCCTTCCGCGAGCGCATCGAAAGCCTGCTCGGTGGTGGTGATCTCGCCGGAAAGGATGCCCGAAAGAATGCCCAGCCGGTCGAGCGTGGCCACCAGCGCCGGGGCGGCGGTGCCCTCCTGCACGCTGCCGATGGCATCCTGCAGCTTCGAGAACACCGTCGCCGTCTGCTCGCTGGAAAGCTCGAGCACGCGCAGTGCCTCAGTCAGCGTCTGGTAGCGCTCGGCACCCAGCCCGGCCTGGTCGGCAGCGGTGGCGATATTGTCCGCCGCTTCGAGGATCCCGCGCCCGAAGCTGATGATCGCATCGATCGAGAGAGCCGCCACAAAGCCCGCGATGTTCGCCTTCGGCAGCCCCACCGATTTATCGATGGCACTGAACTGCTTGTCGAAGTTGCCTTGCGTGCGGTCTACGCGCCGGTCCATCCGCTCCAGATCGGTCGCCAGCTTTTCGAGCTCGGCACGGGCGATCTGCGAGTTGGCGCTGATGTCGAGCCGAAGATCCTGCTTTTCGCTCATCGGCCAGCGTCCCTCATGGCTTGCTCGCGCGCTTCATTCGCCGCCTGGATGGCTTCCTGTGCGGCGAAGAACTCGTGCGGAGTCGCGCGCCAGAAGGCGGCGGGCGTCCACCCGAGGTGGACAACCGCCGCTCCCAGCAGCTCGCGGAATGGATATTCGGTAGCAGCCCGGCCGCCATTGCCGGGCTTCAGGCGTTTCCCGGCGTGTCCGACTGGCCGCCGCGCACCATGGCGATCAGCACTTCCACCACCACCGGCACCACCGTGTGTACCCCGGCCTCGAAGATGAGCTTGCGCACCTTGTCGGTGCTCGCGCCTGCATCGGTGCTCTTCTCGTCCCGGCCATGGGCCTTCAGCGTTTCGGCGATGATCACCGCCATTTCGCCCGTATCGAGCGGCTGGCCGCCACGCTGCCCGGCACGCATCGCCAGCGTGAGGATCGAGCCGCACTGCGCCTCGATCGCCACCATCGCCTCGAAGCTCGGCCGCAGCACCTTGGCCTGCCCGCCGAGCGTGATCGCCACATCGCCGCGATGCTTGTTCGGCTGCGCGCCCTCGCTCATGGTGCCACCAGCAGATCGATGGTCGGGATCGCCGAGGGCGAAAGTGACAGGCTGCCGGTGGACACGCCGTTGAACGGATCGGTCACCGCAAAGCTGGTGAGCAGCATTTCGCAGGCGAACACCACATCGGTGGGCCCATCGCGCTGCTGCACCAGCAGCGGCGTGCCGGCCTTGTACGCGGCATAGGCCGTCTCGGCGGCGGCATCGGGCCATTCCGCCACAAAGTCGAGGCTGATGCTGATCGTCCGGTTGCCCGAGCGCGCGAGGTTGAGGCCACCGGAATTTTTGTGACCGGCATCCTGCGTCGAGCGGCTGTCCGATCGGCTCATGTCCCGCTGCGGGGTGATCTTGGCATAAACCGGGCTGCCACCCGGCGCCGCCAGCCAGAGCTGGCGAACGTTTCCGTCACTCATCGTTTTCTCCTGTGGTTGCGCTGGTCAAAAAATCAGAGTGGCGGCCGCGCCCGCACCACCACCTGCAATTCGGCGAGAAGATAGCCGTCGCCCTCCTCACGAGCGTTGCCGCCGCCACGCACCTCGGCAGCGGAAAGCCGCACCCCGGCCCGGCTCAGCGGCTGGCGATCGAGGGCGGCGGTAATCCGCGCCTGCTCGCGCAACAGCGGCGTTTTCGATGTGCCCGCCACCAGCGTGCGGATGGTCAGCTGGTGCTGCTCTATCACCAGCCCCTTGCCGCCCACATCGTCCATCACGCTTTCGGCAACCAGGGTGTACGGCGGCAGCTTCTTGTCGGGCACCACGCCCAGAACTTCATAGCTCAGCCCGGCGGTGGCCAGCTTCGCCAGCACAGCGGCCTCCACATGCTCGGCGAACAGGCTCATGAGACACCCCGCAAATTCGCCAGCGCCCGGTCCCACACCGCCGCCAGCTTCGGCCGGATGCGGGCAATCACCGCCTTCGCAGCCACGCCCTCGATGAAGTCATACCGTCCGCGCGAAATCGGGCTCTTGCGCGCGGTGAACGGCTTCGATCGCCCGCCCGATGGCGTGGCGCGCGTGAAGGTCCGGGTCCGTCCGCCGCCGCGCCCGCGCTCCAGGAAGGTGAGGTAGAATGCCGAGCGCGCCTTCTTGCCGCCCAGCCGCTTGCCCCGCTTGCCCCGCCCGTTCAGCGCCGCCCCGAGCAGCCCCACCTGCAGCGACAGCGTTTTCTCGCGGATCCGCGAATTGATGCTAGATGCGCCAAAGCCGGTGCGCTTCGGCACCCGGCCGCGCATGAACGCCACGATGCCCGGCGCTTCCTCGCGGTAGATGCCGATCAGGCTGGCGCGCGCCTCATCGGGCAGCAGCTTCAATATCTTCCGCACCCGCGCCGCGCCTTGCAGGCCGCGTTTGCCCCGGCGCTGGCTGCTCACTCGGTCACCACGCCGTCATCGGTGGTGATGCTGGTGAAGGCGCGCTTGCCGGTCATGTCTACGGCGGAGAGCACCTTCAGCACCCGCCCACGCCACAGCAGCCGGTTGGTGATGTCGATGCCGTTGACGAAGCGCACGATCACGGTGAAGCCCTGCACGCCCTGCACAGCCTCGCCGATCACGGCCTCGCCGCCGGCGCGCGTCGGCTTCACCGATGCGGCGAGGCTCAGCCACTGCTCCCAGTCGCGCACCTCCCCGCCGGCGCCGTCGCTGGCCACCGTCTGGCGCTGGATGATCACCCGCTCACGCAGGTCACCGGCGCCGATCATGGCTCACCTCGCACCGCGGCGCTTCCGCCCTGGCCCGCAGCACCATGCTGGCGGTCGCCAGCAGCATCGCCACCGCCGCCATCAGCACGGGGCCGGCATCAAAAATCGTCATCGCTTTTCGTCCTCCCTTCGTGCCCGTTCAGCCAGAAATTGAATGTCGCGCTGCATCACGATGATTGCGCGGTTGTCCACCACGGTGCTCGCCTCGATCTTGTCGAGCCGGTTGCCATGGTATTCGATGTCCCTGCTCTTTTCGGCAGCGTCCCACACGATCGCGCCGAGCGAACACGCCAGCGCCACCCAGGCAATGATGGCCTGCACCTTGATGCCGCTCACCGCCGCCTCCTCCGTCACCCGATCAGCCCACGCCTGAACGGCGCCATCAGCGCCCGCGCGCCCAGCGGCACTTCCTGCATGCCCGTGCTCGCCGCCTCGCGATTGTGGAACCAATGCCCCACCAGCATCAGCGCCGCCTGCCGCAGCGCCTCCGGCACATCGCCGCGCGTGGCATAGCCCACCCGAGCCACCACCCGCACCGCACCCGGCGCCACAAAGGCCCCCGGCCAGCTGGTGCCGGGCATCGGCAGCAATGCCGGCTGGCCGGCAAACTCGCGCACCCGCCAGATGCCTTCTTCCACCGTCGATTCCGCGCCGTCGCTCATCGCGTCATAGTCGATGCCAATCACTTCGATCAGCGGCCGGCGCGGCAGCACCAGGCGTTCGCCGAAAGTGGGGTAGGTAAACTCCGCCACCCGCTGCCCGCCGGTCACCACGCCGGTCTGCTGCTCGATGGTCGATCCTGCCGCGCCGATCAGCGCGGTGATGAGCGCATCATGCTCGTCCAGATCCTCCCGCAGCCACGCCTTGGCCTCGGCCAGGCTCACCGGCATCAGCAGATCGGGCTCGGGGTCCGGCGGCGGCGTGGTGCTGCCCTGCAACAGCATGAGGAGCATGTGGACGAACATCAGACATACGCTCCCGGTGCGCCCGTCACGCCGCGCACATTGCCGTCGAGATCGTGGCTTACCGATGATGGCGCCGAGATCGCTCGGGCAGGTGCATCCGGCGCAAGGTGATAATTACCACCAAGGCTGCCCGCAGTCGGCCCTGCGGTGCTGGTGCGCCTGTCGATAAAGCCCGCCTCAAGTGCCGGGTCTCCATCGGCTGCAGGGCGGATCGAGAACACGCCATTGCTGGTGCATGGAAAACCGCCCTCGGCCTCCTGATAATTCCAGCCAGCACCGATGCCATGGTCATACTCGAAGTTGCCGCGCCGCGCCGCATTGCCGAAGGTGATGTCGGCCTTGCTCGCCTTGCTCCGGTGGATATTGCCCTGCCAGCGCACGAACTCGTGGAAGCGCGGGCCTGCGGTGCTTTCGTCGTAAAGCGCGTTGCAGCCGCCATGGGTGCCGCTCGCTTGTCCGCCAACAAAACTGTTATGCACAACGACAAAGTGCGAGATGTTGCCGATGTCGGGGCTGTCTCCGGATATGCGCATGATGCGGCTGTTGATGGTGCCAATCCATGCAGTTGTGTTGTTGACGATGGCGTTGTTCGTCGCGTTGAGCGAGTAGCCCAGCTGGATGGCGTTGTTACTGTTCTGCCCCAGCCCGTCGAGGAAGCTGTGATAAATCATATTGCCGTTCTGGCTACGGGCCGCGCCGATGGTAAAGTTGTTCGCGTTTTCAAAGCGTGAGCCGACGATGCTGTGCCAGTCGTGGCTGAAGGAAGTCACGCTCATCACGCTGCAACCGTGAAAAAGCTTCATGGTCGCTGCGGCAGGGGCAAGGAACGCTGACCCGGCAGGTGCTGCGAGGAACTGCACACCGTCGAAGTGCAGCGCCGGGATCAGGCCCAAGCCGCCGATGATTGCGCCAGTGGACGTGCCGGGATTAAAGCGGGCATTGGAATAGCCGACATAGAGCGGTGCAGAAGTCTCCGACTTGTAGCTGTTGACAGGGCCACGAGCAACCTCGATGTCTTCGAAGATAAGGACAGACTTGGAGATACCGGCAATATAGCCGCCTGTCGGCACCAGTTGAGGGCGGATCTCGGCCGACGCTTGCAGGATGGATGCCGAAACAGCCACGCTCGGGTCGCGCCGGATGATGAGCGCGCCACCGCGATGATTGCGCGACACCGCTCCCCATGACGCCGCCTGCGTCTCGGCAATCCATATTTGACAGCCGCTGTTGTCGCCTGCCGTGTTGAGTGCTGCCATCGCCGTGCTGATGCTGCTGAACGGCGTGGCGCGTGCTGCGGCGGGGTCGGACACGGTGCCCAACACTCCGGCAGTCACGCCGATTGATGGCCTGACTACCGCAATCACCGGGTCGGCAGCGCGCGCCACGTTCTTGACAAACACGAAGCTGTCATCGAGCCTGTAGGGATCGGTCACAAGCCACGAGCGGTGAATAGGATCGGTCGAGGGCGAAGCGTCGTTGCGGACGCCAAACCACGGGATTACCTCATACTCGACTCGGTAGCTGGCGGCGTCGGTGAGCGTCGAAACATCCAGCGTCGCCGAATACTCGGGCACCTGATAGACCCAGCCCGCACGCGCACTGAGCGTCGGCGCGGACGCCACAACCCAAGGCGTCGTCGTGGCACCCTGCACAGCCCTGAACCGGACGCAGCGCACCTGCTGGCGAGCGCGCCCGTCAAAGTGCGCGGCGATCACCGCCACCGTCACGCTGTTGCCTGTCACCCGATGGTCAATGCCGAGGCGCTGCACGATCGGCTTGGGCGGGGTGCGTGTGCTGTCGTTTATGACACCATCGGCGCTGTCCCCGACATACACGATGTCCGACAGCGCCACGGTGTTGACCGTGCGGGTATAGTTTGGCGGCAGCGTCTGAGTCAGGTTGGCGCCGGGAGGGTTGTTCCATGCCGTGCGCACCTGGCAGTTGACATAGCTGGTTGTTGGAATGGTTATCGGCTCGCCTGTCGCGCTGAAGCCCTGCCGCGTGAGGTTGTAGGGAATGTTCAGGTCAAGGCCCACAGGGATGCCTGCAAACTCGGCGGTGCCTCCGCTTGGCTCGAAGCGGGTAAGCTGCACAGGCGGGAACTCAGGCTCGCCGTAAACTTCTCCATTGTTCCATGTGCCGTTCGGCAGCACAGCGCCGTTGTAGGTGAAGTCAGGGTTGCGAAGCCCACCGTCAACCACAGCCAGCTCAGCCGGGGCACATGCTGCCAACGCCTGCGGTATCGAGCCAATGCGCGTTGTGAAAGCAGGCATGGAAACGACATAGGACGCCTGTGTTGCTGCTGAAGTGGAAAGCAGCGGCAGCGTTTTGTTGGGTGCAATTGGTGCCGCTCCGACAAAGCCGCTCAACGCGAGCATGCTGGCAGTATTGTTAATAATAATGCCTCGTGTGCTCGGAGCCGAGTCAGGTGCGATAATTCGCGCCGGGTTGAGGCCGCTTTCGGTGATAGTGTCCTGTCCACGATAATCAGTGAGAACCGTGTTGCGCACAACAATCGGGTCCACAGCCTGATTGAGAAAAATGCCGTTGCCGTAGGTGATGATGCCGATGTTCTCATAAACCTCCACACCGAGCGACTTAACACCTGGCGGGTTGTCGTCGAGGAAGATAAACTGCACATCGAGGCCAGTAGCGAAGCTGGCATCACGAGCAAAGACGTTGCGGCGAATGATGATGTTTGAGTGAGGAAAGACCGCAGAGTGGCCCTGAATAAAGTCAGGGTGCGCGGTCGGATCATCGGCAGGCTGACGGTTGTGCGCGAAGTTTTCCTCGATCAGCAGATTGGCTCCGGCAAACCAGATGAAGTCCTCAAGGGTTTCGTTGCAGTGGTTGCCGCGCACAATAGCATTGCCTTGCGTGATAGTAATGCACTTGCCGAGCCGGACGAAGATGTTGTTCTCAACGATAATTTGACGCCCTGCATTGCCTGTGTCACGGATGCCATCAAGCAGGAAGTCCGCGTTGGTCGTTGTGGCAAAGTTCTCGTATCGGTTGTTGATGTAATCGCAGCCAAACGGCGGTGTGCCGCCGGAGAATTGAATGACAGGGCCGGTAACGGAGGCTCCGGTGCGGTAGAAAAACAGGTCGCGCCAGACAAAAGGCAATGCTACAGCGCCACACAGCGCTCCGCTGACAAGCAACTTGCCCATGCGGAACCCATGACGCCGCTGCGCGATGCCGTCTCCGTTGAAGCCGGTAGTGTCGGCAACCTCTGAGCGGATCGTGATGCGGCCTGTGCCGGGATACAGGCCAAGCGGCGGACGAATTTCTGGCGCCGTTACGCCATTTGCAGCCGTGGCCGGGTCTGTCATGAACTCGGTGTGCGAGCGGCACCAGATGGTATCCCCGAGCGCGATGGCCGTGGCGACGTTCAGATACCCGCCGAACTGGTGGCCGCGGCTGACAGGCGAGCCATAGGTGAAGTCGGCGTTCGGCCCGGTGTTGACCGCGCAAAGATGCGCCGCATCGGCGAGTATGTTGATGGTGAGGGTGCAGCTCACCGTGCCATCGGTGATGACGAGCGTGTATGGCCCGGCGAAGGCAGGCGGCACGCTGCCATAGGCGCCAGCCCCGTTGCGCGGCGCGATGCGATTGCGGCCGGTGATCTGCCAATGCCCGAGCGGGTCGCCCGAGGCGATCGTCAGCGCGCCGCCGCCCTCATACTGCAGGTCCGCTTCGCCATAGCCGACAAGCGTTTTCGCGCCGAAGTTGACAGCAAGGGTCGCGGGGATGCTGGGCGCAATGATGTCGGCAGCTGCGCGGCGCTTGCCGCCGCCACCGATGCGCCCGACGCCGCTACCCAAAAACATCACGCCACCGGCTTGATGAAAAGCGCGCCGTCCGTGCTGCCCGCGCGGATGAAGCTGATAAACTGGCCGCTGGTGATCTGCTCGGAGAACGGCACGAACGCCGCCACCGGGAAGCTGCCGGCCGCATTCGCCGCCACCACGCTGCCGCTGCCGATGGCATAGAAGCCATCGACCGTCGCGCACAGCGTCACTTCGGTGGCGGCGATGCCTAGTGTCGTGCGCACCGCTGCCGTGCCGGCGGTGACGATCCGAACCGAGTCCGCATAGGCGCGGGTGGTGGTGGCCAGCCGCGGCACAGCATCGAGCACCACCGGCACCCGCCCGCCCGCCAGCGCCGGCGTCTTGCCGTCGATGCTGGCAAGCGAGGTGTTGCCGGTGCCCTGTGCGGCTGCGGTGGCGACACCGGAGACCAGGACGGGCAGCGGCGTGGCGCGCAGCTGGGTATCGGTTGCAGGCCCGGTAACAGCCACCGAGCCCGGCACCGCCACCGGCAGCGGCGTAGCGCGGGCCTGCGCATCGGTGAGCGGCCCCGAGACAGGCACCGTCCCCTGCACCGCCACCGGCAGGCCGGAGCCGGTCTGCACCAGCGTGGCGGTATCGGCATCACCGAATGCCAGCTTGGCGACCGAGAGATTGACGCCGCCGACGAAATTGAACCGCAGCGGCGTCCCGGCGCCGGGCGCCGTTACTGAAACCTCCGACATTAATCAGCCCTCCTGGGCAAGCTGCGCCTTGGCAAAGGCCACGGCGGCGGGGTGATGGTCTACACAGCCTTCAAGGCTGGCCGCTTCGGATGGGGTGAGCAGCGCGAGCTCGCCAACGTCCCAGCCGTAGCCAGCGACGAGCACCCGGGCCTCGATCAGATCGGCGGCGGGCTTTGCAGTCGGTTGCTTGGCCATGGTCTGTCCTTCCTGAAACTACGGGGCCTGAAAAAGCACGGGCAGCGGTTTCGCGCTGCCCGTGGCTTTCAGTGGTGGGCGACAGCCCGGCTCAGGTGGCCGAGTTCTGATAGGCCTTCACCGCCCCGCCATTGTCGATCAGGTTGCCGCCAGCGCGCGACCAGGCGTTGAAACCCACCTGACCCTTCTTGGCATATGCGCTGTCGTCGTAGCGCTGCAGCAGCACGCCCATCACGTCGCGGATCATGTACTCCGCCAGGGCGCCGAAGATGATCGACTTGGCATTGGCAGCCATCACCGGCATGTGATTGTTCACCGTCACCCGGCGACCGAGAACGAAGTCCATCGCATCGGTGGGCGGGCCGTTGGCAACGCCGCGGGCGAAGATCGGCATGCCGGTGGTGTCCTTCACCTTGCGGATCTGGCGCAGCGCCAAGTCGTGCATCATCCAGCCGCAATCGGGGCGGCCGCGATAGGCGACATCAACCGAATGCTCGAGGTCAACCAGATCGTCATAGGTCACCGTGAGGGTCTGGCCGGTGATGCCGGCTTTGCCCACGGTTGCGGCGGTGACGATGCCGCGCGGCTGCGCAGTGCCGGTGCCCACCGTGAAGTGACGGTTCTGGATGCGGCCGATCCGCTGCATGAGCCGCGTCTCGATGAAGCTCACCACATCGATCTGGCTGTCCATCAGCAGTTCGATGCTGAGCGGGATCACGCGGCTGGAGTATTTGTACACCGGCAGCGGGATCTGGGTGAAGGTCGGGTCGAGATCGGTGGCGGTCGTGTTTTCATCCACGATCACACCTTCCTCGGCGGTGCCATCGCTCGCCGGAATCAGCAGCGGATTGCCGCCTTCGGTGCGAAGGATCGTCGCCGTCTCGCGCATCCCGCCATAATAGGCGAGGGCATCGAGCAGCCGCGTCGATACATCGGTCTGCACCGTGAAGCCGCCGGCGCCGTTGGTGCCGACACCGAGGTCGGCGCGGAAGCGCTTGACCTGATCACCGTCGAGGCCCTTGTCGCCGGCCTTGATGAACGCCACGAATGCCGAGAGCTCGGGCGAATCCTTGCCACGGTCGCGCGACAGCTTCTCGAGCCCGGCCTTCACGCCCTCGATCTCTTCATTCTCGAAGGCGATCTCGTTCGCCTTGGTGATGCGATCGATCTGGCCTTCGAGCGCGTTGATTTCATCGACCATCGCATCGAAAACGGTGTTGTCGTTTGCGGGGTTGTAATCCGCCTTGTTCGCGAGTTCCTTCAGCGCCTTCGCCTTGGCGTCGCGCTGCTCGCGGAGAGCCTGGATGCTCATTCCGTCTTTCCTTCCATGAAAAAGCCCGCCGATTGGCGGGCCGGGGTTTCCACCAGTGCGCAGCGCGCTCAGGCAGCTCGGGGTGCGAAGGCGCGCGCCAGACGCCGCCTCCGCTCGATATCGGCCACACCCGGGGCTTCCTGCTCCGGCTGGGGCTCGGGTTCCACCGCCGCCACAACCGGCGGGGCGTTGGCATAAACGCTCATGTCGAAGATCGTCTGTGCGGCAGCGGCTGGCCGCTCGGCCACGCGGCTCACCAGCCCGGCCGCAACGGCCTCCTCGCCGGTGAACCATGTTTCCAGCGCCATCAGCGCCAGCCAGTCTTCCACGTCCCCGCCGGCGCGCGCCATGTAGCCGCCGGCGATCTCGGTATCGATCTTCTCCAGCAGTGCGGCGGTGCGCATGAAGTCATCGGAATTGCCGAAGCCTAGCGTCCAGGCTTTGTGGATCATCACCATCCCGCCAGGTGCAATCACACTGTCCGAAGCGGCCGCCACCAGAAAGGAAGCAGCGGACGCGGCATAGCCATCGATGTGCAGCGTGATCGAAGCGGCACATTCCCGCATCGCCTGTGCCATCGCCACGCCGCCGAACACATCGCCGCCGGGGCTGTTGACCCGGATCGAAAGCCGGTCATCGGCGGAGAGCGAACGAAGGTTGCGCCCGAAGCTCTGCGCCGAGCAGCCGCCGCCATACCATTCGACATCGGAATCGTTGGTGACGATGGCGTCGTAAACCTCGATCGTCACATCATTGCCCTTGCGCTCCATCGCCAGCGGAGCGCCGCGCCCCTTGTTGGCCTTCAGCAGATCAAGCAGCTTGTGCATCGGTCATTTCCTTTTCGCCGGTGGCCAGGGCATCCCCGCCCGGCACCTTCCGCAGTTTGAGCACCCGGCGCACCTCGTCCGGTGTCATGAAGCCCGCCTCCCCCGCCCGGCCCATCGCCGTGCGCAAGGCTTCAAACAGGCTCTTCAGGTCCGCGCGCTCGAGCTCGCTGGTATCGAACGCCAGAAACTTGTTGCCGCCACGATAGAGCTTGCGGTTGAGCTCGTTTTCGATGGCGCTCAGATAGTTGCGCAGCGTGTACCGCACGAAGCCCACGCCCATCGCCTCCACGCCGCTACCCCAGCTGGTGGTGTTCTGGGTGTGGCCGATCATGAACGGCGGTACGAGATAAGCCCGGGCGATCTCCTCCACCGCAAACTGTCGCAGCCCCAGCAGCTGCACATCCTCGAGCGGCAGCGAAATGGTCTTCACCTCCAGCCCGCCCGAAAGCAGCATCGGCCGCCGCGAATTGGCCAGCCCGCCGTGATAGGCGTCGATCGAGGCTCGCGATTGGGTGATCTGCTCCTCGGTCATGTCGCCTGTGATGACGTAATCGGGGCGCGCGCCGTTCGTGAAGAACTTGCCATTGTAGTTTTGCAGCGCCTGCGCCACCCCGCCAGCCATCCGGAGGAACGACCGCAGCGGAGACATGCCGCGCAGGCCATCGAAGCCGATGCCCGGGAAGTGCAGCACATCGTCCTGGTCATAGATACGGGAGCCGAGCATGTCGGCGCCGTCCGCCCAATCGAAGGTGAACCGATACACCAGCCGCCGGCCATCGTTGCTGGGGCGCACCTCGGCGGCGATCGGGTGGATGGGTCGCAGCCCGGTGATGCGCGGGCCGCGCCGCTCGATGATGGCAAAGGCATCGCCCTGCAGCAGGATCGACATGCCGAGATATTCCCAGCCCTTTGCGGCACTCCACCGCGGGTTGAACTGCTCGTTCAGCAGCCACCACAGATCCTCGTTGAACAGTTCCTCCTGCTCGCCCTGCGGCGTGCGCTGGTAGATGCTCACCGGCAGCGACGATATCGCCCCCGAAATGAGCGCGGTGCACGCATGAACCGCCGTCACGCTCGACGCGCTGGTCAGCGACAACGCCGGCACATCGTCCCCGCTGGTGCCGGTGAACATCGAATAATATTCGCCGCTCGCCGCCGTGATGCCGCCGAGCGGGCGGCTGTTCTGAAAGCCACTCCCGCCGCCGGTTGCGATCGGCCCGGTGCCCAGCAGCCAGTCCAGCGCCGATCGCAGTGCGTTCGGCTTTTCAGGAGGCGAAGCGGTTTCGGCCATCCTCATCTCCTCAAAGCAGGATCACGCCGGCGCGCTTGGGCTTCGGCAGCTTCATCGCCGCAGCACCCACGCCCATCGTGATCGTGATCAGGCCATCGATGCGGCCGCGGGAGCGGGCCTTGTCGAAGGCCCAGTTGCCGGTGGCATCGCTGATCGGCACCGCGTTGGCCGAACACGCCGTGTTGATCGGGTTGTTGTCGATCAGCAGCGTGCCGTTGCGCAGCCGCTCATCGAGCGCCTCGCAGCTTACCGGCATGCTCAGCTCGCGCCCCTGAAAGGAAATCCGCAGGCCCTGGCCGTGCCCCACCAGCATCAGCCCCCGCGTCGCCGCCCCGCCGATCGGCTTCTTGTCCTCGCCCAGATAGCGCCACACCGCAAAGCCGATGCGCTCGCTCGCCTCGATGAACTGGCTGATCTTGTACACATCGAACGCCAGAAACTGGACGTTCTGCTCCTGGCAGAGCTGCTGCACCTTGACCGCGACGAACTCCTTGTTGATCGACGCGCCCGGCAGAGCCGTGAGATGTCCGGCCGCCGCCCACACATCATATGGCATCTGGTCTTTCTTCGCCCGCGCCTCGATGTTGGCGCTCACCGTCCAGTACCAGGTCTTGCTCACCAGCCGCTCGGGCGTGGTGCCCTCTTCGGGCAGCAGCCACGTCGCCGTGAGCGCTGTCAGATCGTGCATCTCCGAAAGGTCGAGGCTCAGCCAGCATGGGCAGTTGACCAGTGCGGCCTCATCCACCGGCGCCAGCGCCCGCTCCCAAAAACTTTCGTCGCTCAGCCAGGTGTCCGCCCCGCCGGTCGGGATCCCGAAGAACAACCGCTTCACCCGGTTTGCCTCGGCCGGGTTGGTTCGCGCCTTGGCCACCTCGCGCCGCACATTCTCGATCGGGAAGGTGAGGCCAAGCGCCGGCATCGGCTTAGGCCACACCTGCTCATTGTCGAACACCGTCTCCCGGTCCCGCACATCCACCCGCGCCACAAAGGCCAGCAGGTTCTCGTTCGTGTCCCGCCCGCTCGCCACCCGCTGGGCCCGCTCGGAGTAGAAAGTGCCGATGCCCTGGCTTTGCGCCGGCGTGTTGGAGCAGCAGAGCAGCATGCCGCCGCGCGGGTTCTTCGCCAGCGCCGCCTGGTGCATGTCGATAAGCCCGGTGCTCGAAAGCTCGTGCACCTCGTCCACTTCCACCAGATCGGGCCGCGGGCCGGAGATCTGGGTGCTCTTGCCGCTTTCGGTGCGGAACACGCCGCCGGATGCCGCATGCTCCACGGTGTGGGCATTGTTGCCCAGCCCCCGCACGATGAACTTGCCTTCGCTTTCGAGGCTTACGCCATCGTCTTCGCCGGGGATGGTGGCGCGGATCATCGCCGCCGCATCCCCCATCGTGATCATCGCCTGGTCTTCCTTCGGCCCGGTGATGATAGCCTGCGCCCGGGCCCGGCCGAAGCCGCCGATCACCAGCAGCGCGGTCGAGGCGAGCCACGGCGATTTGCCCTGACCTTTGCCGGTCTCCACATAGGCCTCATCGAAGCGCCAGCGGGTGTTGCCCTCCTTGTCGGTGGTGAACCAGCCGAACATCTGGCCGGTGACGAACGCCATCCACCACAGCAGTTCGAAGGGCTCGCCGGCGCGCGGGCCATCGGTGATGGTGAAGTTCGCCGGATATGCCTGGATGACGCGCTCGGCCTCCTCCGGCCGCCAGATCAGCTTGCGCTCGCTCGCTTCGAACTTGTCTTTCAGGTGGCGCTTGGCGGCGTGGATCACCAGCTCGCCCGCAACCAGCTTGCCATCGATGATCGCGCCGGCCAGCTCCGAAACAGTGTCCCTCACAGCTTCACGCCGCCGCCTTCGTCCTTGCGCTTGCCCGCCACCTTGCCGCCGGTGGCGCGCTTGCGCGGGGAGAGGGTGAGCTCGGCCTCGAGCTGGGCACAGATCTCGGCCTGCTTGTTCTGGATGCTCAGCGCCGGATGCTGGCTCACGGCCCCGTTCTTGTGGGTGATCGTCAGCCCCTCGCGCATCACCAGCCGCGCGGCCTGCTCATACATCACCCGGGCGATCACCAGCCGGCTCACGGCATGGCCGTTGACCGAGGCAAGCTTCGCCTGCGCCCGCAGCTCGCCCACGATCTCCAGCCAGTGCTTGTGTGCCGATGCCTTGTCGATCGTGTCGGGCAGCATCCCGTCCCAATCCGGCTCGGCAAGCCAATTGTCGGGGCGGGCAGCTGCATCGCTCACTTGCGGTTCCACGGGTGCGCCGGGTCCATCGGGCGGCCATTGGTGGCGGCGCCGGCGGGCTTCTCCGCCCGGCCGCGCTGCGCGCCGCGTGCATCATGGCAGGGTTTGCACAGCGACCGATGGTTCTTCGGGTCGCCCCACAGCTTCCAGTCGGTTGAATCGTCCGGACGCTTGAACGGCAGAATATGGTCGAGCACCGTGGCCGGCACCTTCTGCTTGCGCTCCTCCCAGCAGAAGCGGCACCAGGGCTCGCGCGCGAGCTGCTTGTCGCGCAGCACGCGGTGGGTGCTGCCATAGCCGCGCTTGCTCGATGACTCGCGCGGCTCGATCGGCCGGGTTTCGCGCGGCGGTGGGGTCGTGCGCGCCGCCGGCATCATCATGCCCGCCATCGCGTCCTGTGCCTCGGCATACCAGCGGTGGACGTATTTCACCGCGACATTCTCGGCCGCCGCTCCGGCGATCGCCGCCTGCTTGCCCGGATCGAGCACGATGATTTCTGCCCCGAGCGTGCGTGACCAGAAATCCCGCTGCCACTGCTTCGGCGCCCCGGCGATAAGCCAGGCGCCGGTGATGTCTTCCGGCTTCGCGAGCGCCGCCAGCCGGGCGTTGCGCGCTTCGAGCGCACGAATGATCCAGTCCCCGCCGCCGGTCGCTGCCTGGCCGGAGCTGAGCTCGGCGATGATCGCCGCCACGTCGATCGACACTTCGCCCGGCTGCATCCGGCCGGCGACGAACAGCGCCGCACCATTCCCCGGCGGGCCCACGATCACCCGCACCGGCACCGCCGGCATCGGCAGCCACAACGGATAGGCCGCGGCGGGATGATCGGAGGGGCCGCTCATGCGTCGATCTCCCCGGCAGCCGCGGCGGCATCGCGCTCGCATTCGATGCGGAAGCGCTCGGCCTCGATCTCGTCGCGCTCGCGCTCCAGCTCGGCGGCATCTTGCGGCCGCGAGGCTTCCAGCGTCCGCACGCCGGCCTCGCCATAAAGTTCGACCAGCGTAGCGCGCATCAGCGGGTGCATCCCCGGTTCCGGGGCAGTGCGATCAGAGGCCATCGGCATCGAGCGCCAGGGCAAGCTTGCGCGCCGCACGGGCGGCGGCATCGCGGGTTTCGTGCCAGCGGTCCGCATCGCTACGGAGCAGGCAGATCTTGTTGATCAGATCGGCAACCTCATTTGCGCGCTGGGCATAGGTGCGGCGCGGTGCTACTGCGGCTGTCGCCATGCTGCACCTCGCTTGCCACTAGAAATGGGACGGCCCCGCACCTGCGAGCGTTTCAAGCGCTGGCGGGCCGGGGCCGGGAGGGTGGAGCAGCGCCGTTTAAAGGCGCAACTTCACTCACTGCATAAACTAAACTTTACATTGTACAGTCGTGTCAACCGATATCTGGTAGTGCAGCATCAGCGTCTCCAGGCAGGCGCAGACGATTGGTATAGATGTGCGCAGCGTCCAGAGCCCGGTTCGCCCATGATCGGCGTTGAGTTCGTTGGCAAACTGGTCGTGCAGCACCATCGCCTCGAACCCCGGCAGTAGGTTCGCCTGGATGACAGCACGCGCCGCGCGCCAATGCTCGCGCGCTGCCATCTGCTGGTGGTTTGAGGGCAGGGTGCCGGCATAGCTCGGCGAATCGGACACGCTGCCGCCGCCCGGGCCGTAACGGCTGATCATCGAGCGCTCGATGCCGGCACGCTCATAGCTGCTGCGGTAGAGATCTCCGGCTCGGTACATCGCCGGCTCGATCGCACCGCGCGAGAGCCACCGCTCGAGGTTGCGGGTATGCATCGATCGCTTAACCCAGCGCGGGCGATTGTCTTCCGGGTCGATGATCTGGGTGGTGGTGTAGCTACCGCGCGACAGCTGCTCGGCCGGCGGCGTGCCTAGATCCTCCACCAGCTTGAGCCGCGCATCGCGCTTGCGCAGCCGGGCAGCATCGCGCTGCATGTCGGTTTGCGGTGAAGGCACGTCGGCGCAGGTGTCGAATCGGGCGCGCCGTCGCCGCCTAGTCCCCATTCAATCTCCCGCCGCACTCAAGAAAACCGAACCGTCTTATCGCTGCAAACCGCTGGAATCGCAACCCGCATGTGTTCCCGATGTATCGCCTCCCCCTGCGCCTTCGGTGTCGTCGTTCATGGGCGGGAATCCTCGAGCAAAGGCGTGGTGGTTACATGCCCTGACGGCGCATCCGGATTGACATTGCTGCCAAATCGGCCGGTCGATCCGCTCACGTTGATCTGCACCTTCGCCATCCCGCCCGCCGTCCGGCCTACATCGTTGCCGGTTACCTCGCAATCGTCGCAATTCTGCAGGCTGATGCCCCAGCCGCGCGGCGAGCGGACACGGTTGTTCCTGATGCGGATGCGCTGGCCGCGCACCTTGGGATGCGCGCCGTTGAAATACGTGATCGATTGCATGTTGCCCTCGATTTCGTTGTCCTCGATCAGCACATCTTCGACATGGGTGCCGAACATCTGGATGGCGTCCGCATGGTCCCCGTCGCGCCAGGTGCCGCCCTGCGCCACGCACGTGGCGCGGCTGAGGCCATCGAGAACCGTGCCGTTCTTCAGCGCGCAGGTCGTCGGCAGGGGCGCGAAGTCCCGGAAGCGGTTGTGGGCAACACGCACGCGCCGGACGCTGCCCAGGTTAATTCCGTCCGACCTGATATTGTAGAAGAGGCAACCCTCGATCTCCACATCCTCGCAGGAGCCGATGATCAGCCCTTTGACCGCATCGATGACAAGAGCTCCGACCACATGGGTATTCCGGCAGTCCCGAAGCCAAAGCGCATAGCCGCCGCCGCCCACGCCCTCATGCTCGGCCGGACTGAAGAATGTGCCACCGATGTGGCGGATGCCCTCGCACCCCCAGTAATGCGGGCGCTCGAAGGCCGCGCCGCGGCCGATTATGGTGACAGGCTCTTTCCATATCCGATCGCGCACCGTGTAGCCGGGGATGACCTCACCCGGCCGCACCGTCAGCTCCTCCCCGCCCTTGCAGGCGAGCAGTGCCGGCAGAAACTCGGCAGCAGTGAGCCCGGGCGCGACTGGAGCGGGCGCAGGCACAGGTTCGGGCGCTGGCGTTGGCGCAGGCAGCGCCGCCGGCTGATCGATCGTCAGCGATGCAATCTCGGAGATGCTCGCTGCGATCTCCCGGCCATCGGCAAGGCGGAGTGTGAACTTCATTGGTTCCGCGCCTCCCGGAGCTTCTCCCGCGCCTGCCTAGCCAGCAGATCCATCGCCTTGGGGTTTAGCACACCGAGCTTGCTGCCCCGCCCCAGATAGTGGACCGGGCCGCCTGTGCCCTTGGACTTGCGCTTGACCGTGCGCTGGATGGTTCGAACGAAACTGCTCATCGATGATCCTTCCCGCTCAAGCCGTGATGTGCTTTACGCCCCACATCAGCGCTTCCTCGATCTTCGTCTTGGCGATCGACAGCTCGCGGCTGCCAGAAGGCTAGGCCGGTATCCTTCAGCGCCTGCATCTGCTGCTTCTCTGCATCGCTCAGCACCCGGTAGCCGTGGCGCATCGCATTGTTCACCGTCCGCTCGTCGGACGTGCTCGAAACTTCAGCCATCAACCATCTCCCTCTTCAAAACCTCAACCTCGGTCACGCCGGCGGCGGCGAGCTGGCGGGCGTAGTTGCCGCGTACAAAATCCACATTGAACGGGCCGGGCAGCCGGGCGGTCACCCCGTCCTCAATCTCCACGAAGCGCGCGTCGCCGAACCACGCCTGGAAGGAGCGCTCCCCGATCATCCGCAGCAGCTCCTGGCGCGCCCGCGCCGCCGTTCGGCTCTCCCTCCCAGCACCGGGCCCACCAGCAACGGGCCCACCAGCAACGGGCGGCGCGGCCGGCGCCACCAGCGGCACGCCCGACCCGCCGTTGAACTCGCCTTCGAGCAGCCGGGTGAGCACGCGGTAGTTTCGCCAGCGGCCAACCCCAAACACATAATCGAACGACGCCATGAAATCGCCCTGTTGGCGGTTCTTCCGCTTCGTCAGCCAATCGCTCTCGCCCACCTTGCGGATCGATTGCAGCAGCCTCCACAGCGGCTCGCGTTGCAGCGCCTGGTGGATGGCCGCCTCTCGCGGCACATCGCGCGCCACCGGCCCCGGCAGCCCCGCCACAACCGCCATCCGGTCCCACGCATCGAACACCTGCGCCACCGCATCGGGCTGTGCCCGGTTATGGGGCTGTGCTGAGGGTTGGACAGCGGGCTCCGCCACCACCGCCGGCACCACCGGCACCGGCCCCGGATGATCTTCCGGCAACGCCTGCCTGCAATGCTCACACACACGCGCCTTTGGTGTGTGGTCTATTGGTAGATTCCTTATATCTATAAGGGGGGTGGCACTGTTTGCGAGGGGTGTCGCAATCTTTGCCAGGGGGGTGGCACTTTTTGCCAGGGGTCGAGTATTTTGCGAGGGGGTGGCAACGACTGTTTTTGCCACCCCTGCAAACTCTGCCGGTGCCGCATTGGGGTGCACCAACGTGTCGAAAGCGCCGCCGGCACAGGTCGCCTCGCGGGTGATCAGGCCGGCTTGGGCGAGCGTGGCATAGGCCAGCCCCACCGCGCGAGGCGAAAGCCCGCTGATCGTGCAGATCTGCCGCGTCGTCAGCCGCGATCGCCCGCCGTGCGCATCGCGCGCATCATCGGCGAGGATGAGCAGCACCGACTTTTCGGAAGGCCGCAGCCGCCTATGCCCGGCGCTGGTCACATGCTTGGCCAGGTTGTGCAGCCGGTTGCTCATCCCTCCCGCACCGCCCGTGTCTTGCAGCCGGTGGCGCGGTGCTTTCGTGCGGCGGTGGTGTGGGCCATGGATTCGGACGCGATGCCGCTGGCAACCGTGAGCCAGCGCACCGTGCCCAGCCCTGTCCGCACTTCCTGCTCCACCTTCCACCGCCCTACCGGTGCCGCCCCCTCTTCGCTCACGCGGGCACCCGCCGCGCCGGATGCAGCGTCACTTCCGCCGTGCGCTTGCCGGTGCTCACAATCTCCACGATCCGCGCGCGGTTGCCGCGCTGTACCTTGATCAGCCCGCGCGCCTCCAGCCGCTTGATCGGGCCGGTCACGTCCTTCAAGCTGTTCACACCGAGTTCCTCGGCCAGCCGGGCATTGCTCGGGCACGGCGCACCGGCGTCAGCCGCGCAAGTGAGCATGTCCAGCAGCCGATGCTGCGTGGTGCCGAGAATGCGGGCCTTCATGCTATCGCCTCGCCGGCGCCGGCGGTTTCGGCGGAGGGATTGCAACACCCCCCCGCCTCCACCATCGTGCGAGCTCCAACACACACACGAAAGGCTGAAACCATGACCGGACAGAACCCCGATATAGATGCCGAGATCGCCACGCTCGTCGCCGCAAACCGGACAGGCCCGGAGTACATGCCGATCGAAGATGCAGTGATCGCACGCGCCTTTGCTGATGCAACGCTCAAGGTGCACGAACGGAGGCTGGGCAATGGCTTTGCCCAGGACGTGCAGCGCGAAATAGCCGCGCAAGCTGCCCGGTGGGCGGAAAGCGATTCCACAATGGAAAGAGACGATGCGGCCGTCATCACTTCGGCGCTCGATTCCGGCCAGATAGGCTAGCCCTCAAGTCTGCGCGGGCGGCGTTCAACAGTGCGGGCGCCGCCCTCAACACGGCCTCCTCGGCAATCTTGCGAACGGCATCCGCCTGCGCCGGTGTCAGCGCTTGCTCGGGTGTCTCTGGTTTCCTGCTCATCCCCGTCCCTTCGCTTGCCGCGCTGCGGCCTTGAACTTGAGCGCGCTCTCGATGATCGCGTCTGTGGCTTCCTCGGTCATGTTGACCTCGTGCGGGTTCACCTTGCCGTCGCTGGCAACACGGGCGAGCGTCGCCACTTCGCCCATCAGGTCCGCCGCCATCTTGCCCAGCGGGTCGACCTCGAGATCTTCCTCGTCCGCAGCACTCATCCCGATCAGCGACAGTATGAGGCTCGTCTCCGCCGGGCCCATCACCGCGCACAGGCTGAGCAGCTCCGCCGCCGATGGGGCGCGCTGATCGTCGGGATTGTCGGAGACGAGCTTGCGCATCCGGTTGATGGGCACCCCGGCCAGCCCAGCCAGATCCTTGATGGTGTGGAGCCCGCGCACCTTGCAGTGCATGCGCACCACCTCGACCAGCCGCCGCTGCACAGCAGAGGGTGAAACGGCCAGGCCGATTGACCCTGCCGCCTCGGCCCCGTGCCCGCCATCATCCGGCGATGCAAACCGCCCGGCACCCCGCGCTCCCATGCTATGCTGCCTCAGTGGTGGGCGTTGCAACCATCGCTTGGCCGAGCTGCTCGGCGGTGAGCGCGCCAGCCTCCACAAACAGCCGCGCTGTCTCCCGGTCAGGGAATTGCTGGCCGGTTTCGATCCGGCTGAGGGAGGATTGCGTAATGCCAAGCCGCGCCGCGGCGTCCTCCTGTTTCAGCGACAGCCGCTTGCGCCAGCTTCGGACGAGATCGGAGAGTTGAATGCTCATGCACAGCAACATACGTCAGACGCATATTATTCCGCAAGTGGTCATTCCGCCCGCGTCATGGCGCAAGTGCGCCGAGGAAGCGATAAAGAATGATATGTCTGCTGCCTCTCTTCGTGCCGCGCGCAAGCGCGCCGGTCTCACTCAGGAAGAGCTGGCCGAGCTTGTCGATGTCCAACAGGGCACGATCGCCCGATACGAGAGCAGCAACATCAGCCCGCCGCTCGCCCGACTCCGCAAGCTGGCGGAGGTGCTCGGTGTGCCGCTGGATGAGCTGACGGACACTGGCCCGCCACCAGATACGGAGGCCGCCAAGCTAGCGCAAATGGCATCGCCCTTCACCGCGTATAAGCCGCCCCCGGTTGGCGCCGAGCTGCCGCGCGATCTGCCGGTACTGGGCGCCGTGCTGGGTGCAGATCTCGAGCTGGCGCAGGATGGCAACGGGGTTCATCAGATCGAGCGGCTCGAGCTGGGGCTGTGCGACGCCATCGACTATGTGAAGCGGCCACACGGACTGCGCGCGAACCCGGGCGCCTATGCTCTCTACGTTCAGGGTGCATCGATGAGCCCGCGACTTGACCAGGGCGACCTGATCTATGTCGACACCCGCCGTCCACCTTCTGCTGGTGATGATGTGGTAGTGCAGCTTTGCGGCGAGGAGGGCGATGAGCAGCGCGTCGTGACTGCGATGGTCAAGCGCCTCTGCCGGCGCACTTCGCAATTCGTGGAGCTTGAGCAGTACAATCCACCCTTGCGCTTTCGGGTACCGGTGGCGATGGTGCATGCAGTACACAGGGTGGTGAGGCTGGCGGAATTATTGGGGGTTTGATGGCCGGAATATTGTTTTTGGGATGGATACTGCTGGCGGCGCTGGGGTTGACAATCATGTTGGCGAAAGGCCGCACCTCCTGCGGGCTTATCATCCTGATCCTGCTTATCCCCATCGTCGGCCTAGTTGTTGCTGTGGTCATATCCCCGGACCCCGAGCGCGAAAAGGCCAAGGCGCTTCGCAAGGGGGATGCTGTCGAATGCCCTGCTTGTTTCTCGCTCATCGACCCTCGCGCTTCGGTTTGTCCGAACTGCCGCGCCGAGATCACGACGGGCCTCGACATGCGCGGCAATAAAATACGTCAGGCGAATATTCCTTCTTGACGTCGCATATTCGCGTAGCGCATAAACATTCCCACGCCTTGCCGCGTCGCCCAATTCGGGGCGATGCAGGACGGGGCAGGGGGATGGTCCGATGGCCAGCACGCCAGTCCAGCAGCTCACCGGCGAACAGCAGCGGCTTAACGAACGCGGCACCACCAAGGATCAGGTGATTGCCGATCTGCTGCGGATCCTCGGCCATTGCGAGGGTGACACGATTTCAGCCCGGCTTGACGATGCGGCCCAGGCGCTGGAGGTCGGCCGCAGCACCGTAGGCAATACGCTTAATGGCCACAATCCGATCGGCCCCAAGCTCCTTGAAGGCATGTACGGCACCACCGGCTGCACGCTGCCCGTGGCGTGGATTGGCGAGCCCGCCGACTGGGGCCCGATCACGCCCCCCGGAGCAGACGACGCCGACACCCCTGACGAACCCGCTGCGGAACCGAACCCCGATCTCGCCGTAAACGATGCGCTGCCGACAGCGGCAGCCACCGAACAACATTCCCGCCATTCCGACGCCAGCCCCCCGGCGTCGGGACCGGAGGCAGCACGCGACCCGCTGCCTCCCACTGTCGCTGCCGCCCTGCATCGCCCGGAACCGGCTGATGTGCAGGGCGAGGCGACGGCCGGGGAGGCTGCGGCAGGAAGGGTGCCGCCGCCTCCCCATATCCATCCCGCATCCATCCCTGCGCAGATCTTGCGCGCCACCGATCGCGCCCGCCGCATCGCTGCCGCCGTCGACGTGATCGAGCGCGAGACCGCCGATGCCAGCGCGCTGCTCGCCCGGCTCCACAATCTCCGCGCCGGCCTGTTGGAGCTGGTCGCATGATCGCCGCCTATCTCTACCGCCCCTGCAACGAGTGCGGCCGCTCGATCGATCTGGAAGACTGGCTGAGCCAGCTCGGCTGTTGCACCGGCTGCGCGCTGGCGCGGGACGTCGCCGCGCCAGCACCCGCGAACAATGTGCTGGCGATGCGCGGGGCAGGGATGCCCACCGCACCCCGCCGCCACCATCCCGAGCTCTCTGCACAGCAGCGCCTCGCTGCCGGCATCCCCAGCCCGCCATCCCCGCCCGGTACCCCGCTGCCGCTCGGCGAGGGTGCGCGCTCCGCACGCCGCCAGCGCTGGCTGCTGCGCGCGGCGCTGCTGCTGGGCTTCGCTGGCGTCATCGCAGCCTGGTTCCTGCTTTCCAACGGATTGGGGTTTTACTGATGAGCACCAAAAATGTGAGCGCTGCCCAGCTGCGCCAGTTCATCGAGCGCGTGGAAACGCTCGAGGAAGAGAAGAAGGCCGTCTCCGACCAGATCAAGGATGTGTACGCCGAGGCGAAGGGCACCGGCTTCGACACGAAGACGATGAAGACCATCATCCGGCTGCGGCGGCTCGATGCCAACGCCCGTGCCGAGGCAGAGGCGCTGCTGGAAACGTACAAGGCAGCCCTCGGGCTGGATGACTGATGGTCGCCCACACCCTTGCACAGGCGCCGCTCTGGTTCGCTCCGCTCGCCGCCGGCGTGTTGGCGGTGGGCTTGAGCGTTGGCGGCATCGTCTCCACCCGCTGGGGCGCCCGGCTCAGTTGGGCCGGCTTCGGCGCCACGCTGCTCATGGTGGCGCTGATTGTCCGCTCCGGCAGCGGTCTGGCCTGATGAGCAGTCCGTTCCCAAGCCCGCTGGCGCTGTCGCCCACTCCGGCCCGCGAGGCGCTGGTGCGCAATGTGGAAGCCGCGGTGAGCCGCGCCCGCGCGCGAAAGCTGGTGCCGAAATCGGTGTACCTCACCGCCGCCGATGCCGCTGCCGCCGAGATCCTGCCGCTCCCGAAGCGCGACCCGGCTCGCCCCCCGCATGTGATGGGCCTGCCCATCCGCCCCATCACCGGCAAGGGCCGCAGCCGGCTCTACTGCAAACACGGCATCGCTCTCAGCCTGCCGTCGATCGAGGAGAACACCTATGCTGGAAGGCGTTAAGTTCGGCATGGCGACGCTGCGAAAGGGTGGCTGGTCGCTGGATTATGGTGTGGGCATCGTGCCCCCGGAGTGCAACGGACCCGAGCCCGCCCTGGCGATCGCGGTGAACACTCGGGATCCGCAGTTGACGCAGATCCTCATCATGCCGCTCTCGAAGGTGGATGCCTTCGTGCACCTGGTGCGGCAGCAGGCAAAGACCCTGCGCGAAGACGTGCCGGCGGGGCTGCAATGAGCTTCGCCATCCTCGAAATCGTCCAGCATCTGGAAGAGCATCAGAGCGAATGGTCGAACCACCAGACGTGGCAAGACCAGATCGAGGATGCGTCCGTGCTCGTCCGGCAAGCCAACGCCGTTGCCGACGATGCGCCGCTGCATGCCGTTCGCGCCAAGCTGATCGAAGCCTCGGCCCGGCTGATCGACGCCGCCCAGGAGCTCGGCCACTGCATCGAAATGGGCGAGGTCTGATGAAAGCCCTCACCATCTTCCAGCCCTGGGCGAGCCTCATCATCATCGGCGCCAAGCCCTTCGAGTTCCGGGGATGGCGCCCGCCGTCCTCGCTGGTGGGGCAGCGCCTGGTGGTGCACGCCGCTGCGCGCGAGGTGGACACGCGCGAGGTGCACCAGCTCGTGCGGCTACTCGAGGCCGGCGGGCGCTTCGCCGCGCACACTTGCCTTAAGCCGGATCTGGCGCTGCCGCTTTTGCGCGACTGGATGAACGGCACCGAGTTGCCGCTTGCCGCCGGTCTGGGCACCGCCATCGTCGGCGTCGCCCGGCTTGGCACGGAGATCTCCGCCGAGTTCGGCTTGAACCGGGCCAACGATAGCGACCGGGACATGCACTCGAATTGGGGCTGGCCTATGCAGGACATCGAGCGCTGGGAGCACCCCTTCTCGATGAAGGGAGCGCAGGGCCTGTGGACCTGGCCGGATGCCGAAAGGATGGCCGGATGAGTGATCACCACGTCATCACCCCCGCCGACTTCGCCGCCACCGATCTTCGCCAGTGCGTCACCGAGGGCGAGCACAGCGTGCTCGATCTGGTGGAGAGCCGCACCGCTTCTGGGACGCCATTGGCCGCGCATGAGCTGCTGCACACCGCTGGGTTTCTGGCGTCCGGCGCATCGGCTCAGGCTGCCATTGGCGGCGAATGGCGGCTCACCGCCCGTCAAGCCGCCGCGATGATCATCCACGCGCTCAACGCGGCGGAGGCGGAAAAGTGAGCCGCTGGCTTCCCACCATCCGCCGCGGCGGCATTACGTTCTGCACGGACGCGGGCGAGGCGGAGGGCAGGTACATCGAGATCGAGTGGCGTGGCCGCATCCTGCAACTGGCCATCGCCAGCCCGCCGCCCGTCTCAGTCCCCGCCAATCAGCCATGCCCGCAGTGCGAGGGCGAAGGCGGTTACTACGATGGCCTCGGCTATCTCACCTGCAGCCAGTGCGACGGCGTGGGAACTACACGATGAGCGCCCGGCTCCAAGCCTTCTGCACCGAGCACTGGCTCAAACTCGAGACCCTCAACCCCGCCCAGCGCGGCCGGGCCGAGCAGCTCGCCGCCGCCAACATGAGCACCATACCCGAGCGCCTGCGCGGCGGCCTGGTTCGCTACATCGTCAAGGGCATCCCCACCGGCCATTTCCTGCAAGCGGTGATCTCCAACGATCTCCGCGAAGCCTGCGCCCGCGCCGACGAGCAACAAGCCGCAGCCATAACTACCCGTAAGCCAGCGGCGGGCAAGACGCTGGCAAGATCGAGGAACGAGCATGACAGACAAACCCACAGCCACCCCTGATGACCTCAAGCCGGTCATCGTGCGCACCTATTCGGCCGGCGTGCATTTCGGCTATCTGGCCCGGCGCGACGGCAAGGATGTCGATCTCGTCCGCAGCCGCCGCATCTGGCGCTGGTATGGCGCCAATTCCTGCAGCGGCTTGGCGACTTCTGGCCTGGACGTGTCCCGCAGCACCGTTGCCGGACCCGTCTCGATCACCCTGACCGAAGCGGTCGAAATCATCGACTGCACCCCCGAAGCCGTCACCAGCATCGAGAGCGCGACATGGCCGAATATGTAACCACGGGCACGGCCATGTCTGGCGATGGCTATGGCTCTGGCTATGGCTCTCGCGATGGCTCTGGCTATGGCTCTGGCTCTCGCGATGGCTCTGGCGATGGCTATGGCTATGGCGAGGGCTCTGGCTATGGCTCTGGCGATGGCTCTGGCTATGGCTCTCGCGATGGCTCTGGCGATGGCTCTGGCTCTGGCTATGGCTCTGGCGATGGCTCTCGCGATGGCTCTGGCTATGGCGATGGCTATGGCTCTGGCTCTCGCGATGGCTCTGGCGATGGCTCTGGCTATGGCTCTGGCGATGGCTCTCGCGATGGCTATGGCTCTGGCTCTGGCGATGGCTCTGGCTATGGCTCTGGCGATGGCTCTCGCGATGGCTATGGCTCTGGCTCTGGCGATGGCTCTGGCTATGGCTATGGCGATGGCTCTGGCTATGGCTATGGCTGATTGAGCGTTCCCCAAGCGGCGCGAAAATTCGGCTTCGCCTTTTCCCGCGCCGCCTTCGGTGCCCCCTATAAATTTTTCCAAATTCAGGGCGAAGCATGACCGCCACCCCCTTCCATGACATCACCACCCGCGCCCGCGCCGCCGCCGTCAAAGGCGTGCGGCTGCATCTTGATCTTGCCCACGCCCGCGCCCTGGCGCAGCATCCCGAAGTCCAAGCCCTGTTCGGCCGTCTGATCGCCGAGGAGACCACTCGCCAATGCCTCGCAAACACCACCCCGGACAGCCCACACTTGCCCTTGTTCCCCCCCGAAACCACGTTACCACCCCAGTCACAGACAGCGCCCGCGCTGCCGCCGCCCGCCGCCACCGGATCGATCCCTATTTCCTCGAATGGCGCCCAGACCGGCAGCAATATGTCGTGGCCTGGTACGACCCGCGAGCAGGTACAAGACGCCGCGTCAGCACAGGCGTTGGAGCAGGCGAGGGCGTTGACCCTCCGATCGAGGCAAAGCAGGCGCTCGCGGCACATTACGCCGCCTTCGCCCGACCCGAAGCCGCACAGGCCCCGGCCGAAGCTGGTCTCTCTGCCATCCTGACAAGCTACCTTTCGGAGCATTGCGCCGGCCTGCGCTATCCGGAAAAAGACGCGATCGCCGTCCAGCATTTCGAACTGTTCATGGCCGAGCAGCGCCGCGCCGGCGCGCTGCCGGCGCTGGTCACCGTCGCCGATATCACGCCCAAGGTTGTTGACAGGTTCATCCACTGGCTGCGCCAGCAGGGCAACGTCGGAGAGACGATCAATCGCAAACTCGCCACCATCCGCGGCGGTATCAACTGGGCATGGAAGGGCGGGCTCATTACCAGCGCGCCCTACATCAAGGGCGTGCCGGAATCACAGTGCAGCGGCCCCCGCCAGCTCGAATGGTCCCCGGAGCAGGTGGCCGCCATCCTCGAGGCGGCATGGTCGATGCCCGAGCGCCACCACGTCCATCTGTTCGCCATCACCAGCCTGAGCACCCACGCCCGCACGAATGCCATTCTCGAATGCGATCTCGATACCCAACGCCACGGCAAGCGCATCCAGTGGCTCGTTCCCGGGGATCGCCAGACCCGCAAGCGCCGCAGCACCGTCCCCATCGCGCCCAGCCTCAATGCCTGGCTGGAAGGCCGAAAGGGCAAGCTGATCAAATACCGCGTGCCGATCGCCGAAAAGCGCTGGAAGGTCGAAACCGTCGCCGAGTTCTTCGAGCGCCCCACGTTCGATATCGGTAACGCGCTCAGCTCCACCATCATCTCCGCCGCCAAGGCCCACCCGTCGCTCCGCCTGGTCGAGCCTCTCCTCGATGCCGATGGCAACCAGCTGCACCGCGTCTTTACCAAGCGCCAGAACGGACGCATCCCGGATCCCGAACCCCAGTGGCGCGCCATCGGCACGCCCAACACCTTCCGGCACACCTGCCATACCTACATGCAGACCATGGGCGTCCCGCAAGCCCAGATCGACAAGGCCAGCGGCCACAGCACCGAGCAGGGCAGCGGCGCCAACTACACTCACCTCCGCCCCGAATACCTCCGTGAGTTTATCGAAGCCGTTGAAACCTACTGGAGCAACATTGACGCCCTGACAAATTCTCACCGTCGGTCCCAGTTCGGTCCCAAAATCATCCATTTGCCCCCACGCCCCGCCGCAGCCGGCCAATGAACCCCAACGATTTCAACGCAAAATGCGTGGTGGAGCAGAGGGGGATCGAACCCCTGACCTCAGCAGTGCGATTGCTGCGCTCTCCCATCTGAGCTACTGCCCCACGCGCACCGGACGCGCTGCATTAGCGGGGTTGGGGATGGGGTGCAACGGGGCTTTTGGTTGGCCTCGAGCAGCAGCGCCGCGGCAAAGCCGTGGCTGACGCCGGATGTGATCGAGTGGCGAAGACTGATCGCCTCGCCGGTCGGCGCTTTCATATCGACAAGCGCGCCGATGCGCATCAACTTCCGCTTGGCTCTGACCCCCGCTGGATCAAAGCAAGGCGTCAGGTCATCAAGTGCCAAAGTTCAGTTACAGTTTTGCCAACGGAATTTGGACACCATTGCTGTCCTCGAGTGCAGGACATTCCACAAATATGCTGGCGGGCTCAACGCGATTTCGGCCGCCATGCTTGGCGGCGTAAAGGCACTGGTCGGCGACTTCAAGCACACCGCCCAGTGTTTCAGCGCTGTTGCTCAGCACGGCGCAGCCGAAACTGGCGGTGATATGAACAACGTCGTCGGCCAGATGCAGCGGCATGGCGGCGATGGCAATTCTCAATCGCTCGGCGGTCGCTATTGCGGCCTCGAGATCGATTGCAGGCAACAGGACGACGAACTCCTCGCCGCCAATTCGCGCGAAGATATCGTTCGTGCGAAGCAACGTACGGCAAAGGTTCGTCACCGACTGCAAGGCGAGATCGCCGCCAGCGTGGCCGTACTGGTCGTTGATATCCTTGAAATGGTCGATGTCGATAAGGACGAATGCCAGCGGTTGGCCCTGGAGGCTGAGGCGCAGGCGCTGTCGCTCGGCAAGATCGAAGAAATGCGCGCGATTGCAGGCGCCTGTGAGATGATCGGTGGTCAAGAGTTCCTTCAGCTTGGTGCTGTCCGACTCGCCGCGGGTGACGTCGCGAAGAACAACCGTGTATCCCGAAATCACGCGCGTACTGGCAACCACGTCTTCGCTGCGCGCAGCGACCAGCCGCTGGCACCAATAGCGCTGGCCGTCATCGCGTTGGCGCCAACCCTCGTCGAGATGCCAACCATCACGCTGTGCGATCGCCATTTGCTCCAGCGCAGTGTACGACGCCGATCCACGCTCGGGCGGATCAAAATCGTCCAGCGACTGGCCGATCATTGCGTTTTGGCTGAACCCGGTCAGCACCGCGGCAGCGGCGTTGACCCCATCGATATTGCCATGGCGGTCGAGCGATATCACTGCAAAGTCATTCACATTATCGAGCAGTGTCGCGAACCAGGTTTCGGCCTGCCTGAGACGCCGCTCCTGAACAACTTGCTGCGACACATCGGAGAGTGCCGCAACCATTCGGCAATCATTGAGCTTGACCAGCGTGCAGGCCAGCACGAGCGGATCGACAACGCCGTTCTTGCCGGCAGCGTGGACAAAGATCCGATGGTTCTCGCACATATTGCCCTGTGAGGGCGTGAAACGATCTACAATGGTGCGCAGTTCGTTCGAGTAGCGGAAGAGCACATCGAACAGATTGGTCACGATGCCGCCTGCTGCAATCGGCAGCAACAGCTTCATCGCCATCGGGTTTACCATCAGAATGTCGCCATTCGACGACGTTCTCACCAGCCCGACCGGACAGGCGTACAGAAATTCCAGTGCATCCCCGAGTTCAGATTCGCATTGGTCAAGCACGGCCGGCCGACACAGTCCGCTCCACCAGGATATAGTGCCGCGTGATGGGAAGCGACTGCAGCAGCCGCAACTTCACCGGCGTCGGACGCATGCGCAGCGTCAGCACGAAGTCGATCGTAGCATCGAGTTCGGGCTCGTCCTCGAAGCGTTGCGCGACCATGAAATTGTTCATGCACTGGGCGATGTGGTCGAAAAAATGAACGCCCAACACTCTCGACTTCGGCAATCCTGCCAACGCAGACTCGGTGGCGTTGTAGGTTTGGGCTGTCCCATCCGGGCCAAGGCCGATGACACCATAGGGCAAGGCATCGATGTAATTACCCAC